CGAGGGAAACTACTTGCGGGACTCGCACCACTTTATTCATTATGAGGAGTACGAAGTGACGGAACTATATCCTACACCAGCACTCGATTCACCACTTGCGATGGTGTCTGCTTCACCTGTCACTGTTATCAAACCTTGTTTAATATCAATGAGTTGTCCTCGAGTCGCAGTTACATCGTAACTGTTTGGGACTATGGTGAAGTAAACTGATTTATCTGTATTAGAAGTATCGGTAATGATAATTCCATTGATGGTAACTTTCCCTGCTGTGTAATCTATCGAACCTGCTGTAGGATCTGCATAGACACGTGTTGAACCAGAGAAATAATATCTTCGAAGATTTCCGTTTCCGTCATCATCGAAGTAATAAGTTGTTACACTATCGCCAGATATTTTAAATCCTGTAGACACTAAGATACCACCTGTGCTGCTAGCATGTCCATCGTGCGGATGATAGAAACCATTACCGAAATTAAGAGTGTATCCTAATGAGGTATTGATCGTTGGTTTGAGTGTCTTTCTAAGTTTAATGGTTGTAACATTGGAAAGAATAGAATCATCTGTGGCATCTATGCTCCGAGTAAGATTCGAATGTCTAAAGATAGCATCGAATCCATTCAGATTGGTAGTGTCATAGTTTCTTATGGTCGTTGTAACGAGAGATTCTAATTCTCCTTTTGATACTGTTGCTGTTCGAGGGTTGTATTTAAATGTAGCATTGATAACTATATCAATGACTTCCGCATCAACAATCACAGGTCGAACAGTGAGCATGTTAAGATCTCTAAGTCTTGCCTTGATTAAATCCTTTTCATTCTGTGACAAATAATCTGAATTAATAGGTTTGATAGATAAGAATATCTTTCCATACTCAGGTGGATCATTATCTTCTCCACCCCATATTGCTATCGCATCTGCGTTAGGATAAAACTCAGTGACCTTTGCTTTATAGTCATTGAGAGTCACCAAACGATTTTGCGATGAATAAAATTTGGATGCTTTAAATTTAATAGACTCTATGCTTTCATTTTCTGCACCACCATAAGCAGTGGTCACATTACTGACAATAGCATTAGAGAAACCATTAATCGCATCTACCAGTGAAAATACTTTGGCACCATTCGCATGGACACTGTCCACAACGATATAAGTGATAGTGATAATATCACCATCTAAAGGTTTGGCACCAATCGTGTTATCACCAAAATATAATTCTGTAAATCCTTCATCATTTTCTTGTGAAAAGAAAACCTTAGAAGTTGTTGTAATACTAGAGAGATCCCCTGCTTGCGTCCACCCTGTAGTCACACTGTCACTGTTCACTGACACTGACAATGAGTTGGAATCTACTCTTTCGTTGCTGAGTTTAAACTTGGGATTGGATATTTGACCATCGTATACGAAAGTATCCGTGACATAAGTACCTTGTTTTAAATTAATGTTGCTGTACAAATAGGTGGATCCATTTTGCGTTGGAGTCACGGATGAAGTCACCACAAAGTTATAAGTGGAACCATCAAACACAGTAGAGAATCGCGATCCTCGTGTCAGTGTCATTTCACTCAGTGAAGGATAACTCCCTGATGCGTTACGCACATTGAGTAGATTCATTTCAAATTGTGAACTGGCACCTGTATATGAAGTCGGAACATATCCTAACTCTTTGGCTCTGGATATCACATTCTTACGCAACTGTGCAGTATCTAAAAATAATTCAGATGCTGCGAGGTTGGTATTAAATGCTGAGATATGTGAATTGTATGCTAATAGATCTATGAGTATAGAAAGAGTTGATCCTTCAAAATCATAATCCTTAAGAGTGCTCTGTCCTTTGAGAAACTCTTTTAGATTATCTGCAATATTCTCAAAGTCTGTTTCGGTAACATTCAGTGCTGAACTATTTACTGCCATTATCGTATCCTATTTACTACTATGTCCAATTGTTGTGGTCTTGGATCGTTTTTAATTTTGTATTGTATAGTTACATTGAGATCGTTGCTGTCCAATGCATTTTCATTCGCAGTGACTTGAATATCTTCTACACGAGGTTCAAAGTTTCGAAGTAGTTTTTGTACACGATCTGCTACTTCTTCCATGAGATCTTCACCTTGTAATTCAAATAATAGAGATCGGATGTTGGCTCCGATTCCAGGTTTGAAAGGTCTTTCGAAGTTATCTGTGAGCACAAGATTCTTCACTGCTCTGCGTATGGCATCGGTGTCCGTCTTAATAGAAACATCCTTCGTGACAGGATTGGAAGTAAACTTCAGATCTAGATCGGTGAAGTATTGCTTCGCGACATTCTTACTTTCGTTGACTATTTCGTTTGCCATATCAGTATTTATACTCGGTGTGGTACTTTATTCATCAGATTATACATAAAAACCCATCTATCTTGACTGTTTGCATTCGTAAAGGAATGAAAAGATCGATCATTCCTCAGAAAGAAGTATCCTTTATTCACAGTCCAAGGATGCTCCCACATTCCATCCCCATCTTGAGACTCATAAAATCTCGTGCCTGCAGAAGACACAGGATCCACATAGGTTAAAAATGTTCCTACCTTAGTCGCTGTGTCGGTGTGTATAGGATAAGTCATTCCAGCAGGAGTTCTTTGTAACACTGCTTTAATATCATCAAAGAATATCGTAGTCTTTAACAGAGATTCTATGCGTGGTAATATTCCAATAAAATGCATGTACATATATTCCATGACAGGGCACTTCTCACACCATGGTCGTTTCCAATATTCAAATTCAATCTGATGCCTTTCATTCTGTTCTTTTGCCATATATCCTTTGAGTGTCTCGAATATATCGGGAGCAAAGAAATTATTAAATTCAATGAGAGGGATCGGACTATTTGGGTTTAGATACATCTTTACCATCACCTTGTTCAGTATGTACATGAGTAGAGAGTTCTATGCCTTTACCTGTGACTTCACCTTCGGCAACGATATTTTTTGTCACTGTGACTTCTGCGTCGATTGCTAGGGTGGGTGCGGTCATCGTAATATTCCCTGTACTTGTAATATTGGTCTCACCACCGACCGTGATATTTGCATTACCTTTAACCACATTGATCGTCACATTGCCTGACTCTACATGAACGATGGCATTCCCACCGATATATAAATGATCATCTTTGCAAATAACCTCATAGTGATCATTCACCACACGATGGACTTCATCTCCATCCTGCCATATTTCTTTATAAGTACCAGAGCGATGAAACTCTACGATTCGTTCGCGTCCTGGAGTATCATCCACACTAAAATAATGACCACTTTCCGTCTCAGTGACTTTATTATATGGATATTGTGTTGCTGTGGTATCTTTAGTTTTCTCAGGTAAATCAAATGCCGATAGTTCGGTGGATTTATATGTGGGTTCACTGCCAGTAATTGCTTTATCTGACACATCGGTCTTATCTCTATATAAAGGATAATAAGGTAGATCATCGGATGTCAGTGTTTTCTCAGTAATGGTACTCGCTGTGCCATCGAGTTTTATTTCTACAGACTCAGGATGCTTGGGTGCTTTATCTAAAGATGCTGTAAGTCCCCATGAGCGACGTGGATCTTGTATAGGATTAATCCCATCGGGAGTGTCTTCGTAATCTGCGAGAGTTAAACGACGTGGATCATTAAATCCATCCTCCACACTGGGAGTAATCAGTTGTCCTTTAATGTCTGCTCGCGATCCTGAAGATGGAATACCCAGAGTAGAACCCAATACAATAAAAGTATTTTTGGTTTCATCGGTGAATATTCCTGCGACCGTGGATCCTTCTACCAATCCATGCGTGGTTTGACCCAATCCTGAGAGCGATGCTTCAGTGTTAGGCATCAGAACCTGACACCATGGAAGGTCTGCGGATGCTATGTTTTGTTTATCATGCGTATGAATACCATGGATTCTCACACGCACACGACCCACAAGGAGAGGATCGTTTCTATCTTCAACTATTCCGTAATATATCATGACTTATATCCATCACTGACTTCTAGAGTCGCATCTTCTATGTTCTTCGCTAAAGATTCTTTCACACATTCTAAATGACAGAAAGATTCTTTGGTTGCTATTTTAAATTCGAATTTAATCCCTGTAATTAAAAATTGATTATCGTCGAAGGGATTTTTTAATATATTATCATCCACTTGGATCATGGGTATATTTGCATTGAGTATTAATCCACAAGATATATCCGTTCTTCCTGGAATGGTAATACGAGTGACATTCTGATGTAATAACTTCTCTAGAGCATTTCTTTCAAATGACTCAGAAGA